CTTTAGCGAGAACTTCTTTTCACGACTCAACTTTATATGATAACCCCTACGCAACAGAGTTTAACAGCACAGGAGTACCAACATTTCCAACTATTCAAGGGGTTACAAATACAAACGGTGCATCTACATATTATGCTCATGAAATTGGTGTAGACCAAGTCGATAGTGCTGGTAATAAAACAGCAATACCTGCATTTATACAATCTGGTGATTTTGATTTAAGCGTAGGTGGTGACGGAGAGTTTTTTATGAGTATGAGAAGATTTATTCCTGATTTTAAAAGACTGGTGGGTAATGCACAAATTACTATAAACTTAAGAAATTACCCAACAAGCACAGCATCTAGCTCACCATTAGGACCATTTACAATTACAAGCTCTACTGATAAAGTAGATACACGTGCTAGATCGAGATTTGCAAGTGTGAAAGTAGCTAACCTTTCAACAGATCAAAGTTGGAGATATGGTACTTTTAGAGCTGACGTACAACCAGATGGAATGAGAGGATAATGGACCCTATTACACAAAGAATTTTAGATCAACAAAGAGCGCTAGCAGAAGATCCTAACTTTAGTGGCTATCAACCATCTCCTGTGGATGGAATTGCGGCTCTGAATACAACACCCGTGAACCAAGATATTATGTTTCAGGATAATTTAGTACAAGAAAATCCACCAATTGATATGAAAGGAATGGCAATCAATGTTGGTAAAAAAATAGCAACAGATTACGCCATCAAAAAATTAGGACTCGAAGGACTTAAAGGGAATTTATTAAAAAGTGCAGTCGGTTCAAATCTTATAGGTTTTAACAATCCTCTTTCTGCAGCTTTTACAGTAGGTTCTTTACTACCAGATTCAGTAAAAGGAATTGCAGGTTTATTGAGAGGTAAGAGAGTAGAAAAAGCAATTGCTAGAGATATCATTGCAGATAGTCAAGGATCTAAAGACACTACCATTTCACCTAAAATTACAAATATGCAACCTTCTGCTAAAGACATAGCTATGGGAGCTGGAGGAAAACCTTCTAAAACAACTCCTGCACCATCCAAAACATATAGTAGTCCTGCATATGGTGGTGGACCAGGTGGAATACATTCAGGATATTAATAATGGCTAGAGTTGATATAATAATACCTGAACCAACTTCTCAATATACAGAAGAAAACCAAAGACAAGTAACTCAGTCTTTACGAACTATGCAAGATAAGCTAAATACATCTTATCAACAAGAACTTAAAAATGAACAGGATGCTTTTAATTATTTTTTGTCATGACAATTAGATATAAAAATCAAGGTTATAAACAAGCAAGCACAGGTAAGACTACGGTTTTTACATGTCCTAGTGATGCAACTGTAATTGTTAAAAGTGTTTATTGTGCAAACAATGATGCATCTTCAGCTGTTTTAGTTAATATGAATTTAGTTGACTCGTCTGACTCAAGTACAGAGTACGAATTTTTTAGAGATGATCTAGCTGCTAAATCACAGGTTAATGCTACACCTCAAGGTTTAAATTTAGAAGCCGGTGATGCAATTACAGTTCAAGCAGCTACAGGGAGTAATACAATACAAGGTGCAATTAGTTACGCTCTCATAGATAGATCACAAGAAAATGGCTAAGATAAACATTTTTACTGATAGTATTGTAATAGATTCTTTATTTCATAATAAATTAGATGATGAAATACTTAAAGAATTGAATGACAAAAAACAAGACGGTTTAGGAGTTGTAAGATCAAATCAAAAAGGTTTTCAAACTGAACCTATAAGTAACAAAATAATTTGCGAATGTATTTTACAAAAATCAGTTTACTTAATTTATAAATATTTTAATGTAAAACCTAATCTTAAATATAGTCTAGCTAATTTATGGATTAATGAAAACTATAAAAATTCATTTAACGTTCCACACAATCATCCCGACAGTAGTTTTTCAGGGGCTTACTACGTAGAAACAAAAAGAAACGGAGGTGAATTAGTTTTTTTAAAAAATGATAAGTCAGGACCAATGGCTGTAAATGAAGATATATCAAATGAATTTTGTAATACTTATAAAATACAACCTCTTAAAAATCAAATAATACTATTTCCTTCTAATTTGGAACATATGGTTTATCCTCATTTTGAAGAATCATCTAGAATTTCAATATCTTTTAATATAAATGTAAAACCATAAATGAAAATACAAGTTATAGATAATTTTTTTGATGACTATTATAGAATAGAACCAGAAATAAAAAAAATAAAACTATACAACAATCAAGATTTTAATAATACTTTTAAGGTAACTCAACAATGGCCTGGATTTAGAAGTGAAAGTATACATACCTATAATCCAATTTTATTTCATCTTTTTATAAAGGAATTTAAAGAAAAGTTTTCTTGGCAAATACCTTTTGCACTTGAGTTATATTTACATTTACGACTCAAAGAAGATCAAGTTAAAGATTGGATTCACAAGGATGAAGGTGTTCAACTTGGTATACTTGTTTACTTAAACGATAATTTAGAATCAGGAACAAATTTTTATCAAGATAATTCTGAAACACCTTGTGCAACGATTAATATGGTAAAAAATAGAGCTGTTTTGTTTGACTCACAAACAAATCATAAATCTATGATGAACTTTGGAAATGGTCTAGAAGATGGTAGACTCACTTTAAATGGATTTATAAACTTTTAATAATGGCTAGAAAATTTAAAGATTATGTAGAGAGACCAAAACCTAGGAAACGTCCTGGTCGACATAAAAAAAGACTTAACAAAAATGAAAAAAGAGATTATAAACCATACAACAAACAAGGAAGAAAACAATGAGCGATCTCGTGAAAATACCTGCAGAAGCAAAAGAGATTATCAAACACAAAAGAACAGGACAGGTGTATGCTACTAAAGCTGATTTTGATGCTGATGTTGCTAATCCCAATACTGATACTACTGTGGATGATTTCAGACAAGACCTTGAAATAAAGGTAACTAAAGTTTCTATGGGTGCTAAAACAAAAGAATAATTCTCTAAATGAAATTTATTGGTTTAAGACTAGATGATCATGATTCATCTATAACTTATACCAACGGCACCAAAGTAAATTATTATAAGCCAGAAAGAGAAAACCAAATAAAACATTTTGGTTACTCTAATCTTATAGATTGGGCTTCTACTTCAAAAAGACTAAACTTTAAATTGGACGAGTTAGATGCTGTGTGCATTGTTTTAGATAGTTTCGCACATCCTTATCTTCCAAAAGAAAAAGAAGATAAATTATTTGATATAATTGATATACCCTATAGTCCTTTCACTGAACTAAAATGTCCTGTTTTTAGAATAGACCACCACTACGCACATAGCTTATCTTCGTGGATGCTAACAAACTCGAAAGATAATTTTACTCTTGATGGGTTAGGAGACTCGAATAGAGGTATTAGTATTTTTAAAAACAATATAAACAAAAAAAATTATACTGTTGATGAAATAAATCCTTTAGGACATTTTTTATATAATCTTGCAAAAACATTTGAAATCAAAGGACACCCAGAAGATATTTTTGGAAAAGTAATGGCGCTACAATCTTTTGGAAAATTAGATTCTACCTATTGGAATATTATTAAAAACTATGATTATAAGGATTTTAATATAGTTGCAAATTTTGATAATTATTTTAAGACACAAGGAAGTCTAATCGCTAGTCAATTAAACTTGATAAACTATTTAAAAACAATTCATCATTTTGTCGAAAATAAAATACCTGATTTTTTCTCCCAATTTGTAGAAAGTGATACTGAGTTTTCTTATACTGGAGGAGTTGCACATAATATTTGCGTAAATACTTCACTTAAAAAAAGATTTCCTAATATGATAATACCTCCGCATTGTTCTGATGAAGGGTTAACGTTGGGTTGTGTTGAATTTTTAAGAAGACATTTTGAACAACCTTTTTTTTCTAAAGATAACTTTCCGTTTTGGCAGAGTGACCAAGCTCCAGAGGATACGCCTTCGGACAAAATTATAAATTCAATAGCAGAAGAATTAGCAAAAGGTAAAATTGTTGGGTGGTATCAAGGGAATGGGGAGATTGGTCCAAGAGCTTTAGGTAATAGATCTATCTTAATGAGTCCTGAAGTAACCAATGGAAAGCATATATTAAATGAAAAAATAAAACATCGTGAAGATTATAGACCTTTTGCAGCATCTATAAAAAAAGAAGAAACAAAAAATTATTTTGATTGGAATCACGATAGTGAGTTTATGAAATATAGTGTTAAATTCAAAGATAAAGTATTTGCACCCATTTCACATATTGATCAAACAAGTAGAATACAAACAGTAGATAGTAAACATGTCTACTTCTACAAATTGTTAGATAAATTTCAAAGTAAAACAGGTATACCAATGTTGTTAAATACATCTTTAAATGATAATGGAAAACCTATTGCAGGAAAACCAAAAGATGCTATAGATCTATTTACTAATTCTAATTTAGATATTTTAGTAATCGGTAATAACATGATTAGAAAATAAATTTATGCAACCCCGAGGAGCCACTGAGCTACAAATGGAAATGCTGCATAAGCATGTTCCAAAAGAACTACTTGACCAAGTGCAGATATGTACTTCTATACCAGGTAAAGTTCCTATAGATCCAAACAAACTAAATATTCTTTGGCAAAAAAATTCATACGATCAATCAAATCTACACCCATGGTTTGCAGATCCTAAAAATCATGATCAATATGATTGGTATGTTTTTAACAGCCATTGGACATATGAAAAGTTTAGATACATATTTAACATACCTACAGGTAAATCAGTAGTAATAAAGAATGGTACAAGTAATTTTCCAAAAAGAAAAATATATAAAAAAGGTGATCCAATTAAAATTCTCCACCATAATACTCCTTGGAGAGGCTTAAATGTTCTTCTAGCTGCAATGCAATTGGTTAAAAATCCAAACGTAACTTTAGATGTATATAGTTCTTCTAAAGTTTATGGGTCAGCTTTTGCAGATAAAAATGAACCAGATTTTGAACCTTTGTATGAACAAGCAAGACAATTGAAAAATGTAAACTACATTGGATTTAAACCTAATGAATATATTTTAGAACGTATGACTGATTATGATTTGTATGTTTACCCAAGTAATTTTGAAGAAACATTTTGTGCTTCAGCATTGGAAGCACTTGCTGCTGGGGTTCATGTAATAACAAATAATTTTGGTGCACTATATGAAACATGCTCAGAATGGCCTGTCTATGTAAACTACGATACTAATTACGAACAAATGGCTAAAGACACAGCAACAGCAATTGATGTTGCTTCAGAATATTTACATCAAGATTATGTGCAACAGCACTTAGAAGAACAACAAAAATTTTATAAAAGGTTTTACAGTTGGGAGAAAAAAGGAATGGAGTGGGCAAGCTTTTTAAGAGGAGCTCTATATGAAAAAAAACGATGAATATATAAATGAGGATACCTATCAAACACTTAAAGACTTAAAGGTAAGTTCAGAACCCATACCAAAAACAGAGTACGAAAAAAGAATTAACCCCATTTGGACAACGGATACCGGACAAACAAAAGGTAAAATACTTTGTTTGTTGCTACTCCTGTACATGATCAATGCTCTATACACTATGCTCAGGGTTTACTTGAGCTTCAGAAAATGTGCTTCGATAAAAAAGTAAATGTACAATTTCAATTATTAAAATCCTCTTTAGTAACTCAAGGTAGAAACTTATGTGTTTCAGGTTTTATAGAATCTGGTATGTCCCACATGTTGTTTGTTGACTCAGATATTCTTATGAATGCAGATTCTATTTTTAAAATGATTGAAAAAGACAAAGATGTAATTTCTATTCCATATCCATTAAAAACTTTTAATTTAAATAAAGCATTTGAAGCCATGAAAAAAGGCGATATTAAAAAACCAAGTGATATACACAAATGGACTAATAGCTATCCTATGCGGGTAGCAAACACTAATGATATTATTGTTAATGAAGGTGTGATTGAAGTGACACATAGTCCAACAGGATGCATGTTAATTAAAAGATCCGTATTTGACAAAATGATCAAGGCTTATCCAGATAAAAACATAGTGCAAAAAACAATTATAAATGGTGAATACGTTAACCGACCTCATTTATGGAACTTTTTTGATACCATTCACGATCCTGAAACTAAGACATATTTGGGTGAAGATTTTAGCTTTTGCAAGATTTGGAAAGACATTGGTGGTAAGTGTTATGCTTTTATCGATGACCCAATCATGCATATTGGAGAGCATCAATATTCAGGACGTTTTGCCGATGAGTTGATAATACCTAAGTAAAATGGTAATATTGGAAACTTAAGATCTTAAATAGGAGAATTAATTAATGTTACATCTTTTACCTTACGCACTTGCAGCTTACAGTGGATTACAGAGTTATAGAAGCGCAAAACAAGCGGGCGTAGGTGGACTAGGTTCACTAGTTCGTGGTGCTATAGGAGCATATGGTGGGTACAGTATGGGTTCTGCAGGAATGTCAATGTTTCCTGGATCAGCAGCAGCTCAAAAATTTGCAGCAATGCCAATGACACAATCTTTAACAAAACTTCCAGGTGTTTCTCAGATACCAACACAAGGTGGTTCAAAATTTTTAGGCACTGACAAAGCCACAGGTGGTGCTCTGGTTCCTAACCCAGATTATGTAGATCCTACAAAAAGTGGTGGTAGCCTTTTAGATCTAGTAAGAAAAGAACCTGGTGGTGCATATGATCCTGTTAAACTTTCTTTAGCTGCTGGAGGAATACCTTATC